GCCCCGTTAAGTTATCTATACCGTTATTTGTAATATCTAGCAAGATTTTATCTAGTAAAGCAGTGCCTAACGTAGGCTCTAGTATAAACGTTTGTTGGTCTGGTATCATGTAAGAGTACTTACTCACATCTACGTTACCGCCTAACGCTGTATTCTTACCTACTTCTTGGGGTGTAATTATATTTGCCATTAGTTTGCTTTCCAAAAATTATTTGATGCACTTGCTACTTCTGCTACTTTCTTATCGTTAACGGGTAGTCTAAAATCAGCCCTATCGCTTGGATCTAGTTCTAAGATTCTACGCCTTGCCTCGTTTACGCTTATTTTTTTATTATTGCGTCTTAAATATATTTGACGCTGCCAAAAGTGCTGGCAATTTACACCGCCTTTATACAAAAATATGTCGTAGGTGTTTGATCCACCTTTACCCATTTTAGCCTGCACAACCGTTTTACTTGCTTTATCTATATCTTCTTTGCGATAGACTAGCTTTGCGCTCATTACGTTCTTACAAAATTGACGCTCTGGGCTTGCGCTACCTTTATATACATAACGCACCTTAAAAAGCCCGTTATCTTGTTCTTCGCTCTTATTGTTTGGCTTATTATCAATCGGACTGGCAAGATTAATTTCTACGGGTACGCCGTTAATCTTTTCTTCGCTTATCAATTCCCAATCGTCAGACATAACCTCGCCTAAATCGATTAGGTATTTAGAACCGTCTATGTGGTCTTCACTTAATGCTGTAGGTAATACCTCCGTTTCTTCTATTTCTTCTTTGCGGTTAAGCGGCTCAAAATATAAATCTAGTGTTATTCCTTGCTCTTGTAAAAAAGGCGTTAAAGCGTCTATAATGATATCTTGCTCAGGGTTAATTCTCATGTCCATAGTAAGACTTAACGCGGTATCTAGTTCGTCGGCATTGTTACCTAATCCTGCGCTGTCATTTATGCCAAACAACCTAGGACTTACCACACCGTGAGCGCGCATTATCTTCTGTTCGCATTGTAGGTTAATGCTTTCCCATTGTTTGTGGCTATCGCTTACCTCTAGCGGCACAATTTCAACGGCTGCCTCTTTACCATCGTTAAACGATATAAATATAGTACCAGCGTTAGAGCTGCCGGTCATACGTTGACGTATTTTACGCTCTATTTCTTCTCTTTGCTCCTCGTCAGGTGGGACACCGTTATTCATGTTAACTATATACCCGTAAGAAAAACCGTTTTTAATGTGCGATATATAGAAATTGCTAATCTCCTCCTCCATTTCGCAGTACTGCAAAGCACTCTGATACTTAGGGAGAGAATAATAACTTGCGCTGTCTTGATTATCGTTTATATATAAAATCTCAGTTTCTTTTCCGTTTGTAGTTCCATAAGCAGGGAAAAATTCAGGTATAGTTTTATTTGTGTTCGACCAATCCGTAGAATACCAAAAGCCTGTAATTTCTTCGTTGTCCTCCACCTTATTAAACGCTAATTTTGTAACGTCTATAAATTTCGCTTGCTTAGTTCCGTTAACGTTAGTGATTATTTGGAATGCAGCGTTAAACTGTTTTGAGTATTGTTTAACTACTTTTCTTAAATCTTTTTTAGGTATAGCCGTAAGCATTTGAGCGTATTGCATTGGCTGTCTATTTGCATTGCGTGCCATTAAACCACGACCAAAAATAAGGTTTGCGTATGCGTTTAGAATTGTGCTATTTGTTGGGCTGCCTATAAAGCGATCTTCTACATAATCAAAATACGAATTGTTATGACCGTTTAATATCCAATCTTTGCCGCGTATTTCCTCAATTACGGGCTTTACATAGTTGTTTAATTTTATTACGCTAAATTTATTACTCATAGTTCAAAGTCTTGTAAGTCTGTTTGTGTTGTAACGTATATCTTGCATCTATAGATAACGTCTTTACTATCATTAATTACTATTGTAAAGCCGTCTCCCTCTATCATAGTAACCGCGCTTAAATCTAGGTTAATAATTCTATAACCTAAGTTGTCGTTTGTTGGTGTTAATCCCGTTACGGTAACCTCATAGTCTCCATACTCTCTAACAAGCGTATAACTAACGTCTTCTAGGTTGTACTCTCTAGGAATGTAGCGGAAACTGTAAGATGTCGCATTTGGATTAATTACTTTCATATAGTTATAACGATTAAATTATGAATTTGTTTATTTTATTGTATATTTGACAAAACAAATGTTATGAAAAAATGTAAACAATGTACAGAAGAAAAAAATAAAGATTGCTTTTATAAAACAATTAAAAAAAACGATGGCACTCAAAGCTATGATTTAACATGTAAAGATTGCAGAATTATAAATAAAAAAAAATATCAAAAAACAGATAAGTATAAACAATATCAAAAAACATACACAAATAAAAATAAAGAAAATATATCAATAAACAAAAAACAATATTACATAAAAAACAAAGACACGGAAAAATATAAAGAATATAGAAGAACAGATAAATATAAAAAAACACGAAGTGATTATCAAAAAACAGAAAAAAGTAAAGCTACTAGAAAAAAATGGAGAGAATCAGATAAACACAAAGATTATATTGAACAGTATAGAAGAACAGATAAATATAAAGAGTATCAAAAAAAATATAATAAAACAGAAAAAAGAATAAACGCACAAAAACAATATTATCAAGAACATAAAAAACCCCTTACAATTAAGTAGGGGGTTTTTAATTTTAAAGTAATGTAATATTACGGTGCTATAGGCGAACCATCAACCAACGCCTCTAGGGCTGTAATTGTAGACGCATCCATTAACGGTGCAATGTCATTCTCTTGTGCTGATAGCGTCAAGTTATAACCGTTAAAATCCGACTTAGCTCCACCCGTTGCGATAGTACTGCCCGTGGTTTCCATTCCCTCGGTAATACCTAAAACATGATAGTTAGAGTTATTATCTCTAATTATAACAACGGGTCTACCCGCTACTATAGCATCAATTTGCGCATGAGTTAAAACGTCTTGTTTCTTTAACGATAAAGTTAAAGTTTGAGTATTAACCCTTGTGCCGCTTTCTCTACTACCTATGATTGCTTGGTCAAAAGTGTTACCCTCTGCTAGTGTTTCATATTTAAAAACGGTTGTAAGTCCAGCCGCTATAGCTGTTACTAGACTTGCCGTAACCGTAAACGCTCCATCAGCCGTTGCAAAGTCTGCAAAGTACACCGCCCGAATACCTCCGAGCGTGTCTTTACATGGTTCTGAACGACCTTTTGTGACAGCGCAACTCATTATGCTCCTACATAATAAACAATGTCTTCAGAGTTATAATAGTTTACACCTCCGTTATATACCATTTTAAGTCTTACTCGACCGTCAAAAAGAACTTCATCCATATCCTTAACTCTGATTTCGTTGTGATCTGCTAAAAGACCAGTAGCAAAAGCTAAGTTTTTAACCTCATAAGCTACTATCGTGTTATCGGCTAATCCGTTTACGATTTGTAGTTCGTAACGTCCAAAAGTTAAAGTTGCATTTGCGTTACCCCCTAATCCGTTAATCGCACCAAAAGAAGTTAATTTCTGTAGATACTTAGTCGCTACGTCAGGAGACACAATAAACACAAGTGACTTACGTAGCATTGCAGTAGGGATTGAGTTCTCTACTAATTCAAGTGCTGTGATTACGTTGTCCTTTGTGATCGCTCCTGCTGGTGTTGGCTTAACCACTGACGCATCGGCTGCAAACAATTTAGTAAATCCATCCCACTCTCCTGCGTTTCCGCTGTCTCCATTCCATATAAGATCGTCTGTACGTTGTGCTGTACTTGCTAGAACCTCCGCAAGAATTGCGCTTTCAATGTCTGGTGCAAATTGGTCGTTGTGTGCTGACGCTCCAAAACCATCTTCGCTCCATGTTTGTCTAAAGTCTTCCTTACATACCTCAAGATCATTCTTTATCTTTACTGGTACGATCTGGCGCTCATTAAGAACTATCGCCCCTTGTGGAGCAAAGCCACATGAATAAGCGGTCGTACCGTCTGTATAACGCAAGCGTCTTAGACTGATTCTATCATTTACATTAAACAAAGGTGTTACTAAACCCTTTGCAAGCGTGTCCGCCTCTTTAAAAGCTGCACCGATTATCTCGCCTGCTACTT